TAACAGGAAATACTTTGTGTCCGTAGTTCCTCAGCTCCTGGATTGATTTAGGCTCTGCACTATCTGCGTATATTTGTTCTCGTATCTCGTTCTGTTTGATAAAATAGCTGAGGTCTCTATTTAACATTCCTTTACGATATAATACCTCATCAAAGATGTAAGCATCATTCCATTTATATAGTCTTATAATAGTTGAGGGGTCTACTGAATACCCAAAGTCTAAACCACTACAAAGTAGTCTAGCTTCACTTGGAATATTATCAATAGGTTTCCAATCAGAAATACATACACCTTCTAAGCTACCGATTTGACCAAGTCCGTACACTTTCCACCAATTAGCCCAATAGGTTGAGGTCTTGGCTTTCTCTCTTGCTTTCTCTATTTCTTTAACTATAGATTCAGGTAAGCTGTCATTGTCTTTATATGTTAAGGTTATAAAGTTCGCATCTTGCTGTCCTATTAATTCTTTGTCTACCCAGAATAAATTAGCAGGGTTATAGTCTAACCATATTTTACCAGATGTTCTAACTGCTAATTGTTGGTAGGAATCAAAGCTAACATTGTTACACTCGTTTATAAATAAGTCTGTTCTTCTAGCTCCTCTTAGTTTGTCTGGTTGGTCTGTACTAAAGAACTCTATATAGCTACCATTACTGAATTCGTATTTTAAGGTACTCTTATTGAACTTTCTATCATCATACCTATTAAGACCCTTAAGTATATTAAGAAAGTCCTTTAAAGCGCCTCTACGTAAGTGTGGTATTGATTCAGCTACTATGCTAATTTCTTTTCCTTTGTTTCGGATTGCATAGTCTATAAGGATTGCTATGATTGCTATGGTCTTACCTGCTGATGAGCCTCCTCTAATAATACGAACTCTTTTATTAAGTTCTCTTAGTCTTTGTAGTGCTGAGGTTTTGGTTAGTTGCATTAATCAATAAATAAAGGTACATCTTCGTTTATGTGTATGTCCTTTGTTTCTTTTGGTTTACCTGCTACATAATTGTAGTATAGTTGTACATATTTAAAGTCTCCTTTCTCTAAACCTTTTTTAAGAGCTTCAAATGCTAAAGGCTCAAGTGGTGTAAGTTTCTCTATTAGTTTTACTTCTTCTGTCTTAGGTTTTCTACCTGCACCCTCTCTCTTGCCACCATTAAGTTTACGTTTATCCATAATTGAAAAAGATTGATTAATCAATTATATAACGTAATAATTTAAAATTTTAGATACCACAATATCCACTATCACAATCATTAAAGTCATCTTCAAATAATGGTAATTGGTTAAAACTATTTTTTATTTGTTCGTATGTTACTCCATTTTTGAATGTTCTTACATTATACCCTGTATCTTTTTCTTGTTCTATAAACCAATCAAATTTGTTTGGGTGTTTATCACTCATTAGTTTTAATAGTGCAGGATTTCTATGAAAACAACCAATACAATTATTCATATATGCAAATCTCACAGGCTTATCTTTCCAATAGCTTTCTATATCATCTTTCCATATTTGATTTTTAATTAATGGAAATTCAGGTTTTTGCCATTCTATATCAGCCCATTTGTTTTGAGTTTTTCTTTTACCTACTATTGCTTTGAAAGTAGATAAACCATTTTCATTTAATTTAGATAGCATTGTTTTAGCTCTCTTTTGTTCGTTTACTCTATATCCTATTCTTGTAGCTATTGGTTTGCCTATTTGTTTTTGCCACCATTCAAATATTGGTTTTAATTTCATTTCAGTTGTACAAAATCTTTGTGTAACATTTGGTAAATATGTTTTGCCATTTCTATTTATAACTTCATCAAAAGTCTTACCTGTAACCCAAGTTATCTTTCTACCTATGTATTGTTCTAAATCTAACATAGTGTAGATTATCATATCATCTTCTAAAGTTCCGATAAACTCTGTTCCTAATTTGTCTGATATTTCTTGTCTTATTTTAGAATCAGGAAACATACAGTTTTTATCATCAGTTCTGACTAATGAAAATACATCATAGTCAGCAGGGTAGTGTGCAGCTATGTATGCTGAGGTTTTGCCACCACTAATCGAGTTTACTGTTTTCATCTAATTGTTTTTTAATTACCTCTACACTCATATAGATTTGGCTTACTATATTCTCTAATCTTTTTATTCTTTGTATTTGTGTAAACTTCTTTTGTTTCAAAATAATTCTGTTTGTGTTGTTGTTTTATAACTTGTATCGTAGTTTGTATTTTGTCCTTTGGGATATGGTAAAGATTTATATTTAAAATTGTTTATTATTTGTTTTTTCAAACTCCTATTTGCTTTTATATAAATATATCTATTTTTAGGCAATATGTTTATTTTAGTAAGCTCTAACTTTTTTATAATTTCTTTTACATCTGCAACCCACTCGTACTTTATCATCATATCATCATATTTGTTGCTTAAACTTAATAACTCTTTTAATCTTATCCAATCATCTATATTTGGAAAACTAAAACCTTTATCAGTTCTAAACCAATGTGCAGCAGTATCTTTATATCCAAATTCTAAATCTAATTGTTTTGCTGTCCATTCTCCTTTATACTCTCTTAAATAATTTGCAATTTCTACTTTGTTTATTTTATCCTCATCTAATCTTCTTTTAATTAGTTTTACATTTAGCCTGTTGTTTTTTTGATAGTGTCCTATGTTTCTAAAATGAAATTCGTTTCCATCTTTATCAATGTACATACTATCATTTGTGGTTTTACCTGTATATAAGAAATTTGTTGCTTGATATATATAACCTGTATGATTCATATTATTATCCGAAAATGAAACAATTATCTTATTATTAGGTAATTTATTTATACTGTTAGCTACAAAATAACTCAAAGCATTTTTTTCTAAACCATCATTAACTATTAGTCTATTTAATTCTATTACAAGATTAGAATACTCTTTACCTGCTATAGATTCTGCAAGTGTAGAGCTTGGTGGCATACCAAATGTAATAACACCTACTAATATATTTTTACAAAACAAGCCAAAGGAATACATAATATTAGGAATACGTTTAGCATAGTGTTTATATAATAGCCATTCTTTACAAAGCTCTTTCTTAATAGATTTTACTTTATAAACTTCTTTTATCATTCTGTACCTGATATTATTTGGTCGTGTGGTAGTCTGTTGCGATTGTATTGGTCTATGTACCATTGTTCGCCTCTGTCTCCCTCTATTTCTTTTTGTAAGTGTGCTAATGCTCTCCAGGCTATTTTGGCTGAGTGTCTTACTCCATCTATATCGTGCATACCATTTTCCATTAGGTGTCGCATCAATGCATCTAAGTCATCGCTACTCTTTTCTCTATCCCAATGTATATCTTCGTCTGGATGATGTTGTTTACTTCCTATGTAGCTAACTCTTGCCACCTCGCATAATGCGTCAGGAAAGTATTTTACTAATCCACTATACAAGGGTATCTCTTTTCTCTTTTGTTTTTTCTTTTCCATTAGTATAATTTATTTAGTTTGTTATATATATGAAACTGTATCATAATCTTTCTGTCGTATCTGCATTTTCTACATTTATCATCTAGTTTTTTTTTACCATATCTAAAAATAACAAATCTATCTTCTGAAAATTCTTTGTTACACTTTTTGCATTTTATTTTCATCTATATCTTTTAAGGGTAATGTATCTACTATTTTAAGGAGTTTCTTTAAGTCCTTTTCTTTTGTGTAGTCTATTATGTGGTTTATTAATGCTTTTCTTAATTTTGATTTGTTTCTTACTCTAAGCAGCGTTATATCAAAATACTTGTCCAACTTCGGATTGTATCTTCTATGCATCTCAAATGCCTTTAAACTATATATTGCTGTAGCGTGGTCATAGTTCTTTCCATTCGTTTCGTAAAAGTCTCTAATCTCTGTAAACTTCATATTGCAATGATGCCTCAACATAAATGTAAGTAAAGACCTTACCTCTACATATTCTCTTTTTCTACTATTTTTAAATACATCTATTCCAGATATATCTATAATGTTCTTTGCTATTTTGTTTGCTTCTTTCATAATGTTCCTTTTATGCAGTAACTATCTATGTCTGCTCCGTTAATAAAAAATGTCTCAAAAGTTTTTATTGCTTTTGTTACTTTTGCTTTTCCTTGTAAATAAAATTCCTCACTTGCATCATAGATTCCTATGTCTAAAGAGCCTTTGTCTATTGCTATAAACTTAAACTCTTGGTAAGGTTTGTTAAATAATTCTGAGTATAAATACACTTGTACATCATATCCATATTTTCTTGCAGCATAAGGGAATGCTTTTAAGTCTGCTGTTGTTTTTAAATCTACCAGACCTTTTCCTAAAACATCTGCTTTGCCTCTAAATGGGTAGCCTTGCACCATACCTATTGATGGTACTTCAAACTCGCAGTTTGTTATTAGTTGTAATGCGTGTTCGTTTCTTAGAAAGGCATCTGCTAATCTCTCAGCATCATTCTTTTCTTTCATTGTAAATACTTTTCCGTGTTCTTCCTTTGCCAGCTTGTAAGCCTTTGTGTTTTTAGATTTAACATCTACAAATATTTGAGAGTTAAAAACATCTGGCTCTAAGATACAAGTATGAAACAACCAACCATCCCTAAGACCTTGCGTTGAAGGTGAACCGTATTGTGTAACGTATTTGTATTTCTTAGGACTATCTAAGAGTAGTTTAATTGATGAGGAGCTTAGAGCTGCCTTACCTAAGTAACCATAGTAGAACTCATCATCTTTCATCAGCTCTAGTATTTCATCGTGTCTAAATGTTTCTCCGTTTAAGAGTTGAATATTATCCATAGTAAAGTAAGTATTATGCCTAAGTAACTAAATGCTACGGCTTTGATTTTGTTTTCGTATTTTTTCATTTTCTTTTTCTGCTTTTCTTGCTCTCTCTATAGCTCTGTTTCTTGACAGTCTATATTCTGAGATTGCTTTTTTATAAAGTCGTTTGTTGTTTATATTTTCTTGGAAATAAAAAGTAAGTCTTGAAATAGAATCAGCCATATCCTCTAGCCTACTTGTTTTTTTCTTGTTGTATTCTTTAAGGATTGTACCAGCTAGAAAACTAATATCTCCCCAAATTTCCATATCCTTAAGGTTGTCAATCTTTTTCATTTTATGCAAATATCCAAAGTGACGCCCAAAGTAAGGCAAATACTGATACTACAAAAATAAATTCTCCAATAAGTTTTAATGTCTTTTTCATTTGTTTAATTCTTTATATAGTTCTTCTGAATGATTATACGCTTCTTGCGCTGCTTGTTTAATAGATAAGTCTTTAGTGTTTCTCATTATAAACTTAAGTAACCCTTCTACTTTTCCAAATTTTCCTGCTTGATATACGTTCATAATTTTTGTTATTAATTATCAATATGATATTTGCCACGATAAACATACTGTTTGTTTTCTCTAATTAGTTTTATAGTGTTTGATTTAGTGTCACCAATAATATCTACAAACTCACAGTTATCTAATTTATAAACCGAATAGAATGGTTTATCGTAAGGTCTTGTAGATTCTTTTGATATAAATACTTCTGTTCTCATTTTGTTTTTATTTAGTTATTGTTAATGTTTTTATCATTGATTTTAGGTCAGCATCTAATATTGATTCTAATGATATTTTAGACCCATTTATAAGTTCTGGCTCTGAATCAATTCTTCTTTGAATCAATCTGTATATGCTTACTAACTCATATCTAGTTTCAATAATTTTATTAACTAGCTCTGTTCTATCGTTTTGTAATTTAAGTATAGTTTTAGCTTGTCTTTGTACTGTTCTATCTTTTCTTTCTAATTTTTCTGTGTGTAAATTTTTCATTTTGTTTTAGTTTTTAGTTTTTGCTTATAATACTTTCTAATTTGTGGACTTTTCTTAATTCTTCTTGCTAATTCTTCTCTCATAGCCTCTACATATAATTTAAAAAATTTATTGTTTACTTTCTTGATGTCTTTTTTGAAATCTTCTAATTCCATTGTTCGCATCCAATCTTTAACAATTTGACTTTCGGTTTTCATAATAAAATTTAGTTTTTGTTTTTAATAATAATCAAAACTAGTGAACTTTTAGCTTGTAAACAAATGTTAATTACTTTTTTTTTAAGTTTTTTTTGTTTCTTATCTGTTGGAGTAGGTAAAATTTTTTTAGAATCTGCACTTTTTTATGTTCCATTTCTCCCCCAACTTGTTTAAATACTCTATAACATT